AGATTATATGATGCTAATTACTATGTAATGAATAGTGATTATAGAGTTTATATCTGTATTGAAAATGGGTCTAGTGGAGCAAATCCAAAGGGTAATGTTTCACAAGATGAACCAACATTTACTGATCTTGAACCATCAAGGGCTGGTGATAGTGGTGATGGTTATATTTGGAAATATCTTTTTAGTGTATCGCCCAGTGACATTGTAAAGTTTGACTCTACAGAATATATAACAGTTCCAAATGATTGGAGTTCTTCTACTGATGCTCAAATACAAGCAGTTAGAGAAAATGGCGATTCAACTGTAAATGATAACCAAATTAAAAAAGTTTACATAGACAGTCAAGGTGGTAACTATTCTAATGGATTAGGACAGGAGTTTAATATACTTGGTGACGGTAGTGGTGCAAAAGTTATTGTTGATGTAGTTGGTGGAAAAATTACAAATACAACAGTTTCTGCTGGTGGTAAAGGTTATAGTTATGGTGTAGTTGACTTAGGTTCTATCAATAGCAATGCGACTAGTTCTCCTGCTCGTTTAATTCCAATTATTCCACCATCAAGAGGTCATGGATACAATCTTTATAAAGAGTTAGGAACTGATAAAGTTTTATTGTATGCAAGATTTGATGACTCCACGAAAGATTTTCCAGTAGATACTAGATTTGCTCAAGTTGGTATAGTTAAAAACCCAACATCTATTGGTTCAACCTCAACATATACGCAAAGTCAATTTTCTTCATTATATGCACTGAAGTTTAATTCTGCAAATGGGGTTCCAACTATAGGTGAAAAAATAACTCAAACTGTAACTAATGGAAAGGCAGTTGGGTATGTTGCATCATATGATACTGAGACAAAAGTTCTTAAATATATTCAAGATCGATCACTATACTACAACCAAAGTGCTTTAGATCAAACCGATTATGTCGGTGTTTCTACTGGTTCTAGAGTTTTATCTTTCGAGTCCTCCTCTAATGCAGTAACTGCCCCTAGTGGGTTCTCTGGTTCAATTGATCAAACGTTTACAGGAATTTCAACCAATCCAACCGGAAGCAAAGTTATTAACTTAGGAGTTAATTTTGCAAATGGTCTTGCTTCTCCAGAGATAAATAAAGGCTCAGGGGAAATTATTTACTTAGATAACAGACCTCTGATCTCTAGGAATACTCGCCAAAAAGAAGATATTAAAATTATCCTGGAATTTTAAAAAATGCCACAGAAAACTAATCTCAACATTAACCCATATTTCGACGATTTTGATGTCGATAATAATTTTTATCGGGTTTTGTTTAAACCAGGATATCCAATACAGGCAAGAGAATTAACGACTCTACAGTCAATACTACAAAATCAAATTGAGTCGTTTGGTAGTCATATTTTCAAAGAAGGATCTATGGTTATTCCTGGATCCATTACATTTGATGATAAGTATTACTCAGTAAAAATTAATGCCGAGCACTTAGGTATTGATGTTTCTTTATATCTAAATCAACTTATTGGTAAGAGAGTAGAAGGTCAAAATTCGGGAGTAACTGCTGTAGTTAAAAACTATAGTTTACCACCAAGTGAAAATGTAGAAGATGTAACTTTATATGTTAAGTATGTAAGAAGTGGATCTGATTTTGAGACAAACGTATTTGAAGATGGTGAGTTATTAATCCTTTTAGATAGTTTGACCTATGGAAATACATCCATCAATTCTGGAGATACAGTTGCTACTCTGGTAGATTTTGCTGCTACCGCGACTGGTTCTGCAGTTGGTCTTAGTGCAGGTGTTTACTTCATACGTGGAACGTTTGTAAATGTTCAGAACTCGTTAGTTATTCTGGAACCATATTCAAATACTCCAACATATAGAGTTGGTTTAAACATTCTAGAAGAAATTATAACCTCAAGTGATGATGAATCGTTAAATGATAATGCAAGAGGGTTTTCAAATTATGCAGCACCTGGTGCCGATAGATTTAAAATAAGTACAGTATTATCTAAAAAAGATATTGATGACTTTGATGATAAAAATTTCGTTGAACTGATAAGAATTGATAATGGTCAGATTAAAAAACTTCAAGACAAATCAGTATATTCTATTATAAAGGATTATTTTGCGAAGAGAACTTTTGATGAGTCTGGAAATTATGCTCTTAAAAACTTTACAGTAGACGCATTAAACTCATTAAACAATAGAGTTGGTAATGATGGTATTTACCTATCAACTCAAAAGACTGAGCAAGGAAATCAACCATCAGATGATCTCTTATGCTATAAGGTATCTCCAGGAACCGCCTATGTTCGTGGATATGATATTGATATCCCATCATCAACCATTTTAGATGTAGATAAACCAAGAGATACACAAACAATCGATAGCGCACTTGTTCCCTTTGAAATGGGGAATCTTCTTAGAGTTAATAACGTTGTAGGAACTCCATTTGTAGGTGTACATACAAGTGGAAATACTGTAAAACTCTTTAACCAGAGAAAGGGTGCAACTGGTTCAGGAACTACCTACATTGGAGATGCTAGAGTTTATACACTCAATGTAAGTGATGCGCCATATACAGGTTCTTCGACAGAGTGGGACTTATATCTGTATGATATTCAAACTTATACCGAATTGGTTTTAAATGAGTCTCTTAACTCATCACAATGCCCTGCAGGTTCTTTTGTTAAGGGTATAAGCAGTGGTGCCTCTGGATACGTTTCAACCGCACCTACAGGCACTAGTCTTACTTTAACACAGACTTCTGGTGCATTTATTGTTGGCGAACAACTCAAAATTAATGATTCACTCTTGAATGCTCGTTCAGTAAAATCATTAAGATCTTATTCAACTGATGATATCAAATCAATTTATCAAAATGCCGTAGGCATTACTCCAGCACTTAAAACAGCATTTTCTGCTGATGCTTCTCTGTTTAGGAAAATTCCTGCAGGGTTTAATGCTACCGATAGAATTACAATTACTTCAGCAGGTATTGTAACTTGCCCTGGAAAGTCTTTCTTAGGAATTAGATCTGATTCCATCATCAGATATCAAAAAGCAGGTGTTTCTACAAACGTTGCAACGTTCAACAAAGTTGTTTCTGTTTCTGCAGATGGTTTCTCAATGACACTTACAAGTGTTCCATCTGTAAGTGGAGTTTGCGATGGAACTCTTCCATCCACATCAGAGACTACAACATTTACGTTAGGTATTCCAGATTTTAAAAATACAGAAAAATCTGGTCTATATTCAAAATTAAACTCAGATAACGTATCATCAGTAAATCTTTCTGGTTCTAATCTTGTTGTTACTTCTCAAGTAAGAGAAGTTTCAACTAACTCTAGCGGTGTTGCAGTAGTTACCGTTGCAAACACCGGTATTTCCAGTGCATATTTTGAAGCATTTGATGTAGAAAGATACTCGGTATTTTATTCCAATGGCGAAGTTGAGCAATTATCATCTGACCAGTTTGCATTGAATAATGATGGAACTCAAATTACTTTAAGTGGTTTGAAAGCAAGTCAAAGTTCAAACGTAACTGTAAATACAACGCTGAGAAAACAGATACTACAAAATAAAAATAAAATATTCACAAGAAGTAGACAGTTAAGCATTACTAAAACAAACAGTGCTTCAACTGCAGCAATTAGTGGTTTAACAACCAGTCAATTTTATGGAACAAGAATTGAAGATACTGAAATTTCATTAAATGTTCCTGATGTAGTTAATGTTGTATGTGTCTATGAGTCTTTAGACACGGCAACACCAATTTTAGATAAACTAACGTTTATATCTGGTCTTTCGCTTAATACAGACGCTATTGTTGGTGAGAGAATTATTGGAAATACAAGTGGAGCAGTTGCTCAGGTTATAACTTTACCTGGAGCAGGAAATGTTGCAGAATTTGTATATTTAAATAGTGCTAAATTTGCAGCAGGAGAATCTGTAACATTTGAAGAATCAAATATTACAACATCTATTCAGTCAATTACTCTTGGAAGTTACTTAGATATAACAAGTCAGTTCACCTTAGATAAAGGTCAAAAAGAACAGTTCTACGACTATTCAAAACTCGTAAGAATAGAAAATACTTCTGCACCTTCAAGACAACTTTTAGTTATTTTTAACTATTATACAGTTTCAACTAACGATAATGGTGACTTGTTTACAGTCAATTCTTATGATGAAGAAAGATATTTAAATGATATTCCAACACTTTCGAGTGGAACAAGAGCATCTAATATTCTTGATTTCAGACCAAGAGTATCAGAGTTTACTTCGGTTTCGGCATCACCTTTTGACTATTCTACTCGTTCATTTACAACACTAACAGCGTTTTCTGCTGTTACACCAAATGAAAGTTCTCTACTTGGTTATTCATTCTATCTCCCAAGAATTGATAGAATTGTATTAGATAAGTTGGGACAGTTTTCAGTTATTAAAGGTATTTCTGCATTATCACCAAAACCCTCTCTCAATGTTGAAGAGGCAATGGATATTGCAACAATAAGCCTACCAGCTTACTTATACAACCCAGATGATGCTGTTATCACTCTAGTAGATAATAGAAGATATACGATGAGAGATATTGGATCTCTTGAAGATAGAATTGAAAATCTTGAACTTACAACATCATTATCTCTTCTTGAAGTCAATACAAAAACTTTACAAATTCAAGATGCAGATGGTTTATCAAGATTTAAATCTGGTTTCTTTGTTGACGATTTTAAAAATAATGATTTTATCGAAAAGCAAAATCCAGATGTTAAGTGTGATGTTAACGTAGATGAGAAAAAACTAATTCCATCTGTAGATTTCTGGTCACTAAAACTTGAACCAGCTCTTGCAGAAAGCATTGATACAACCACGGTTGATTTTTCCACAAACGTTCAACTTTTAGATAGTAACGTAAGAAAAACTGGAGACTTAATTACTCTTAACTATGAAGAAACTGGATGGTTAGAGCAACCATTTGCTTCACAAGTTGAAAATGTAAACCCCTTCAATATTGTCGAATATGTTGGTGGCGTAACACTCAATCCTTCTGCAGACAACTGGGTAAGAAACATTTATATTGAAAACAGAAGAACAATAAGTGATGGTCAACAAGATGGTAGAAGTTATGATTATGTTGAAAGTGTAAGAATTAGTAGCGAACCAGATCCATTTATGAGATCTAGGAACGTTGAGTTTAGAGCTTTAGCATTACGTCCTTTAACTACTCACTATAGTTTTATTGATGATATAAGTTCTGTTGATATTATACCAAAGTTACTGGAAATTTCAATGGTTTCTGGTTCCTTTAGCATCGGTGAAACTGTTGAGGCATATGTTGGTTCTCAAAGAATTATCTCTTTCAGAACTGCAAAACCAACTCATAAGGCAGGTCCTTACAATAATCCAACTAATGAATATAATGCAAACCCATATAATAGAGATCAATCTTTACCAGCAGCATATTCAGCATCTTCTACAGTATTAAACATTGATACATTCTCTTTAGCAGATGAATCAATAACTCGTTTTGGTGGTTATGTTCAAGTTGGAGCAAGACTTGTTGGAACTTCAAGCGGTGCTGTAGCAACTATATCCAATATCAGATTAGTAACTGATACTTTTGGTGATTTGATTGGTTGCTTCTTCATAAGAGATCCAAATGCTTCTCCAGTTCCTTTAGTTAGAATTAAAACTGGTGATAGACTGTTTAAACTTAACCAAAATGCTGAGAACGTTAGACCGCTGCCAGGTGACAGTGCATCTATCTCATCTGCACAGACAACATACAGTGGAACTGGCATAATTCAAACACAAATTACAAATATTATTCAAGTTAGAAATCCACCCCCACCGCCACCACCACCTCCAGCTAGAGGAGGCGGAAAGGATCCACTTGCACAGTCATTTACAGTTGATGAAACCGGAGCATTCTTAACTTCTGTTGATGTTTATTTTGCTGAAAAAGATCCAAATGAAAGATTATTTGTTGAACTTAGAACTGTAGAACTTGGCACCCCAACAAGTCAAATTGTTGCAGATTATGCAAGAGTTGCATTAGAACCAAGTCAAATTAATGTTTCATCTGATGCATCTGTAAAAACAAATATTACATTCCCATCGCCAGTTTATCTCCAACCAAATACTGAATATGCGTTGGTATTCTTAGCACCAACTACAGATAAGTATAAAATGTGGATTGCCCAAATGGGTCAAAAGACAGTTGGAACTGCAACGTTACCATCCGCTGAAAGTGTTGTCGTAACCAAACAGTATGGTGGTGGAAGTCTATTTAAGTCTCAGAATGGAACTATTTGGACAGCAAGCCAGTTTGAAGACTTGAAATTCAAACTTTATAAGGCAAAGTTCACTTCTAATCAAGGAACAGCAGTCTTCTACAATCCACCTTTAGTTCCAGAATCATCAGCGATACCTTATCTGGGCGACAACTCTATCGTAACTTATCCAAGAAAGTTAAAAGTTGGAATTGTAACAACTACAACAATGAATTCCATTTTAACATCTGGTAAAAAAGTAAGCAATGGCTCTGTTTCTTCTCCAGGTTCATATGGTTATGTTGAAAGCACAGGTGGAAGCATTGTTTCAGTATCTGTTGCCAACACTGGTATTGGATATTCTGGTGGTTCGTCTGGTGGAACTTATAGTAATGTTCCATTCTACAACATTACAGGATCTGGATCTGGAGCAACTGGAACTGTTAACATTACAAGTTCTGGATCTGTAAGTTCTGTAAGTATTACAAATATTGGTAATGGATATGCAGTTGGAGATGTTCTTGGAATTACCACAAGTAGTGTAGTAAAAGGAACTGGAGCAAGAATTTCAGTTTCCTCAATCAATGGTATTGATACTCTGTATCTAACTAACGTTCAAGGTGAATCATTTACCAACGGTCAACCACTCATTTATTATGATGGAACAACTGCCGTTGCAACTGCAAGTACAACTATTAGAGGATCTTCATCAGAAATTAGTCCTCTTTATTCTGGAAACATACTTCAGGTAAAACAGTTTAACCATGGAATGCATTCTGACAACAACGTTGTTCAGATTAAAAATGTTGCTCCAGACACAATACCTGTACAACTAACTGCAAATGTTGATATCAACTCAACTTCAATATCAATCGCAAATACAAGTGTATTTGCTCAGTTTGAAGGTATTAGCACTTCTAGAGGATATCTCAAAGTTAATAATGAAATAATGTATTATACTTCCATCACTGCTGGTTCTGGTGGTGCTGGTTCTCTTGGAATTTCTACAAGAGGAGTTGATGGAACTTCTATTACAAATCACGTCTCTGGAGATGTTGTTTATAAGTATGAATTAAATGGTATTTCTTTAACTAATATCAACACAACTCATACCTTACCTTCAAACAGCACATTAAAATCTCTAAGAGGATTGGATACTTATCACTTACAAATTGGTCGTGGTCAGAGAGAAACTGGAAACTCTCAAGTAAGCTTTACCGATGAGAAAGTCGTTGGTGGAAAAGTAGTATCAGCATCCCAAAATTATCAGTTTAATACTGTTGAACCATATATCAACGCAATTACTCCTGGAAAAAATACTACAGTCAATGCTCAAATAAGAACAGTAACTGGAACAAGTTCTGGTGGAACTGAAGTTTCATTTGCAGATAAGGGATATGAAAGTGTTCAACTTAATAAGATGAACTTCTTATCAGATCCAAGACTTGTTTGTTCCCAGCAAAATGAAACGACAAGACAAGTCTTG